ATAGTTTTGAATCGTCTCAAAACAGCAAACGGGCAAGCCGAACTGTGTTCGCATCCTAAGGTTTTGGAATTAGTGGTTATGCCTAGCAGCAACGAGTTAAAAGTGACTTTACCTTTCTTCTCCAACGATGCCATCTCCATAATATAGGGCTGATTATTTACCAATCTAATTATCCAATCAGAAGGTGCGTTAGGCCAAAATTCCTTTTTCGAACTAGCCATATCATCAATCAAACACGCCACATAGGAAGACCTCCATTGCTCTTGGTGCTTAGCTTCAAGGTTAAGTACACCGCACAAGTCGTTTTCTATCTCCAGGTCTTGACTGTAGGCTAGAGCCTTAGTCACATTTTGATATATAGAAGATTTACCTTGGGAACTAGGTCCGTATAGGCAATAAGCATATGGTGCTTCACGCATTCCTGCATCGACTTGCATGGTGGTGTACTCCAGCTCTAAATTAGAAAGCTTGATCAATTTCTCTTCAAACATTCTTTTGGAGTAACCTTTAGCCAATTTGATGGCCTCTTTCATCTTGACTGAACATCTGTTCAAATCTCGACAATATTGAGCTTCAGTTCGCTTTTCTCCTTTCTTTCCAGTAATACGTTCTAAATTGCCATTTCTGACCAAAGACGATTCTTCGAGAATACGAGAATACAATTCATCTAGCTCAATGGCCTCGGTATCATCGCAGATGACCGAAGCCCAAGACCTTTTCTCCATTACTAAACTAATTTTCTCAGCGAAAAACAGAATTCCTTTGAACCCTGCATCGATAACATCAAAAGCCTTGCCATGTACTACCTGCAAATCGGGTTCCCAAACTTTGAGATCCCGCAAAGTGAAAGTCAAGCGCTCTTGATCAGCGAGACCAAAGACGCAAGCTACACCTAAAAGACGCGAAAAATGGGTGAACAGTGGGTTATGCACCACATTGTCCCAGTCGTGCTTCAACTGTTCCAAAAATTCTCGCCATTCAGATGCCACCTTCTGGTAATAATTTGTGACAACAACTTTTTCTGCCTTATCAGCTGGCGTATCTTCATCAGTGAAACCAGATTGGGCTTCGCCAAAGACGGTAGATATAAACTCTTCAGTCAAAAAATCATACACTGTCTTGGTTATGGATGAATCAACGTAATGGGAAAGATACTGCAACACTGCAGCTATGGCTCCAAAGTAATCACTAGAGCTGTTTATGGAAAGAATGAGAAACAAGAACATCTCAATCGTTTTCACGCAGCTGTCGTCAAAAAGCCCTCCTGTTAACTCACCTATATCTTGGGCTGCTTGGTGGACATTAGAAAATATCTTGCGCAGCATGAGTTCAGTTTGGGTCGGTTCGCGATCCACTTTGGAAACGGGCGTACACTCATCTGACTGGTGCTTGCCCTCGACGTAAGGCAATGCCTTGCCTTCGTCGTCAGTCTCGCGATAGTGGCTAGACTGAAAAACTGGCTCTTGGTTGAAGTCTAAGAGCTCAGGGAAAGGTAGAGAAGAATCGTACGCGTGATCGTGTACGATCTCCTGATGAGACAATGATGCCAAAATATTGGCTATGCCTGCAGCCTCGTTGAGACCTGGTTCCGATGTTTCGTCCAACATGCAGTGACCATTAGTGTGGTCAACATGCACTAGTTCGAAATACTCAAGAACTCTCATGGGTACGTCTAGATGGTCTAGACGCAACCTAGGACACGTTTCAACCTTTCCAAATTGAAACGTTCCACGATTTGCAACTAATCCACGGACAATGGCTCTTGCGAACTTGTCCATGCTATAGTTGGCAGACTTAGCGATAAATTTAGCATTCCACTTAAGTCTCTTCGCCTTTGCAGGCGGGCCACCCACCTTGCGTTGTTTCACTGTGGAAACAAGCTTGGGTTTCGTGGGCGACACGACACCATTGACAAATAGCTGTGCTATGTCAATAAATGTCGTCATTGAGACGGACCCTACTTGTCCATCTCTTTGCAAAGAAGTTCCTCGAATATAAAAATTCATCAAACGGAATTTCTTCCACTGGAATTGCTCTTCAGTGGTAGAGGCTCCCAAACCTCTGGGTGCTATAGGATCCTTACAGCGGTTTCCCTCCGCGGTTGGTGTGTTCATAGCAACGTCTTATAATACTGCGTTCGACAAGCACAGTATACCTCCGGGTACGGCACGCTTGATTTATTTTTATTCAAAAATCAAGCAAAAAGAATCCGTTTTGGTTAGAATTACTAAGCATCAGTAAAATTCTAAAATGTGGAGAGCCTATGCTGGCTGAGTTCTGCGACTTCCACTCTTTCGAGTTACAACTTTGGGGTCGTTGCTTGTTCCACCATACCAGGTGCGGCTTATAAGGGGCTTGCTAGGCAACTAAGAATCTCAACGAGGCGGAGTACTTTCTTGACTCACGTCTTACACGTATCTTGATAAATGATGCTTCGGGCCCTCTGTCCGCAGAACTGGCAGGACTACAATTATGAACAGAAGAAATCTGATGGCGTCCTGGGTTCCATCTCTGACTCGTTAGCCCTTTGCATAGGGTGCATATTAGAGAACTTATCTTTCTATTTCTAAACTCAGGCGTGGAACCTAGTGGGGGCAATACTCTGGGACAAAACCTGTGAGCTATTGCAAATTGGTGCGCAGAACTTAACACTGTATAACAGTGAAAGCTTGAGAGCTAGGGGATTATAGCCTCCCCGTACGGTTGTAAAACTTAATCCATTCCGATTTCGGCTATGTACCTACTGGTACGACACATTTCTATAATTTTTATTTGTTTTATATATAATGTACATTTTTAATGCTTGGTTAGCATAGGGAATTAAAACCCAAAACAACGTACTAAAATAACGAAGTACGATCACGAAGTGATTAACCATAGACCCATAAAGGGTACCCAGGCTGGGGCGAAAATGTATGTAATATCAAACTCGAAACTCAAGTGAGTTTCAAAGTCAGACTCAGACTCAAGTGAGTCAAATACATAGTACTCTGTGCATG